CAGGAACGTCGGAGGATGCTACCTCTGCAGGGTGAGTGGCAAGCCTGTTTGTAACTTTGACACATGCAACCATCATATATTCAAATAAAAATGAAAGTACAAGATTTTGAAAACAGAATCCCTCACGACGTGCAACTCCTGCACGTGCGTCTGGCTAAGAACGAGGTGCGGATAGCACTCGCTCGCAATGGTAATGAATCCATCGTATATACTGCCGTAAACGACAACATCAAGGTCTTCACAAGACCATTCCCGGACGAACGGCAGACACCTCTCGAGATTGTCGATTACGACATGAATGATTCGGATGGCATGCTTAATAAACTCAATGGCATCCTATACCGCGAAGAACATATAAGATACAAATTACTATGAACAAAATCAAGGTATTCTTCACAAGGGGCAGTAAAGTGTCACCCACCGAGGAACTGACACTCATCGAGGCGTTCAACAAAGGCCGCCGCATCGCCACAGAGAACAACGCCAGTGTCACGATTAACATCTACCTCCCGTCGTTGCCCCAGGCAAAGAAGTTCCTCACCTACGACGGCAAGGGATACATCAAGGAAATAAACCCACAAATAAAGTTTGCGTGATTATATGGGATTATATACATGGAGGACGTTCTTCAACCCCTTTGCCTTAAGGATTAACCATTATGAAGAGGTGATGGTTGAATTTGAGGACAAACCAGTTCATACTCGTGGAGATTACAAAGTGTATGAAAGAGCAGGCAAATACTTCACTTGCTACTGCGGCATCATAATTGCGCAAACTACCAAAGTTCCCAGAAATTTAATAGAATCGCTTGCGCATGGAGTCGAGCCTTCCGGAACAGAGAAATGGAGGTACCGCAGTGCACAGAAGGCCTTTAAAGACGGACTCAAATTGGAGGCTAAAATTGTCCGAAGATTAATGGAGCAAGGTTCGTAAATTCGCAGCGTAAAGAAATCAACCATGATAAAAAAAGAGACCATCTATCAAGCCACCAACGGTGGATTAGACGTTTTTCGCCTCCTCTGGGACGACGCAAAACGGATAATCGACAACGGTGAATACCACAAGAGTTTCAAGATACGTCCAGACGAGCGCACAGGCTCTGCCCATCTTAAGCAAGTAGGGCAAGGGGCTGAGCAGCATTGGGTGGCAACAGACTTCGGAGACGACGGGCTGCCCAAGAACTGCTTCGACTGGGTAATCAAAGAGCGCAACCTTCAGGGCTTCAAGGAGGCAGTGGCGTGGATAGTCACGGAACTGAACCTCGATGTCGACGACATCAAGCCCGAACGCAACAAGCCGCTGAAGATAGAGAAAGTGCCTACAGAGGCACCGGAAGGAACAGTGCTCTACGAACTCCGCGACAACGACACCTTCACTAAGCGAGAACTCGAAGTGTTCGGGGAACTCGTCACGCAAGAGGTGATGGAGTCGCTCAACTGGCACCCCGTCGTATGGTGTGGAGTAGCCAAAGGTGGCATGGTGACAAAGGCATACTCATGCGACGACTACCCCATCTACGCACGCGAATGCAAGTGCGGAAAGCCGGGTGACAACAAACCGTCGTTCTACAAGATTTATAAACCGCTGGAGTTCAACAAGGCTTACCGCTTCATGGTTGCAGGAAAGCGCGAACGCAGTTACGTCAACGGTCTCTACGAACTGCGAGAGGCGTACGGTAAGTTCCAGAGACAGCAGGAACAGGAATTCGATAGCGACCCCACCAACGAGGGGAAAACTCTCGAGTACAAGCGTTTCAAGGCTGCCGTAATGGCAAGCGGAGAACGTGACTGTGCCGCTGTCAAGGCTCTTGGCGGTTTTCCCATTTGGCTCAACAGCGAGACCGATGAACTGGAAGCATGGCAGGAGAAGCAGATACTGCAGTGCGTTGACGTAATCTACAACATCCCCGACAAGGATGAGACGGGCATGCAGCGTGGCAGATACCATGCGCTGCGACACCTCGACATCCGAACGGTGTGGCTCCCTGACTACTTCCAGAAGTATCACGACAACCGCCACCACTACCGAAAGGACTTCAAAGACTTCACCGAAGTAGTGGAGGACTGTCAGGCGACATTCAACCGCCTGCTCGACCAAGCATTGCCGGCAACGTTCTGGAGCAAGCAGACGCTCAAGAACGGAAAGGAAAAGTACGAGGTCAACTCCGTGTCGCTGCTCTACTTCATGCGGCTAAACGGATACCACAAGTTGCGCGATCGAGAGAGTGGTGAGACGACATTCGTCCGCGTCGATGGCAACGTGGTGCGTCGCGTAACTCCTTCCGACATGACCGAGTTCCTCATTCGATGGTCACAGGGCAAGGAGTGCATCCCTGGCTATGCAGACAAAAGGTCTGAAGTGCAGCCGGTGGCGGTGCAGAATCTTATCATCGACTCGCCTAAGTGTTCCCCATCAGCGCTCGAGAAGGTGGATACAGTAGAACTCGACTTCACCAACTACACCTCGCACGCACAGTTCTTCCCCTTCCGCAATGGCACCGTCAAGGTGTCAGCGTCCAACATCGAGTTCATACGCAAGCAGGACGCCGCCAAACTAAAGTTCTATGTATGGGAGGACCAGATAATCCCGCACGACTTCAAACCCCTCTCCCCGATGTTCGAGTGCAAGAAAAAGTGCAACGATGACAACGAAGACAACTGGGAGGTGTCGTTTCCTGAGGAGAAGCACCGTTCCAACATACTCGGGTTCCTCATCAACAGTTCGCGCCTGTTCTGGCGCAAGGAGATGGAAGCACCGTTCGAGGACGCACCGGATGCCGACAACCTCAGACGCACTTACCGCCGCGAGCATAAGTTCGAGATAACATCCCCAGCGCTGTCTGATGAGGAAAACGCAAAGCAGATGCGATGCCTCGCCAACAAACTGTTTATTATAGGTTATTTCGGATGGGGATACAAGCAGCAGTCGCGCTCATACGCTGCGTTCGCCATGGACTGGAAACTCGACGAGATGGGCGAGGCGAACGGTGGTACCGGTAAGTCGTTCCTCTTCGAGCAGGTGTTGCCGAAAATCATCAACTCGACGAAACTCGATGGCAAGCAGAAAAACGTGGCGGACAACAACTTCAAGTTCGCAAGCGTCACACGCTATACTCGCATGGTGCTTGTCGATGACCTCTTCAAGGACTTCCCGTTCGAGACATTCTACTCGAACATCACAGGTGGACTCACCGTCAACCCGAAGAACCTGAACCAGTTCTTCATTCCCTTCGAGCAATCGCCTAAGTTCGCGTTTACCACGAACTATGTTCCTAAGATATTCGACGGGTCATCAGACCGCCGCATGCTCTACATGGTGAACTCTGACTACTACCACACCGCAACGCAAGGTTCTGACGAGTATCACGAGACTCGCACCATACGCGATGACTTTGACAAGGACCTCATGGGTGGCGATTACAGCGAGGAAGAGTGGAACGCTGACTTCAACCTGCTGCTGCAGTGCGTCAAGTTCTACATCTCGCTGGCACCATCAGGCGTTAAGATACAGCCGCCGATGGACAATATCATGTTGCGCTCGTCACGCATGACGATGGCGGACAAGTTCACAGAATGGGCTTCGGAATACTTCTCTGTCGATAGCAGAAGACTCGACGTGCTCGTCGAGCGTGACGTGGCCATCAATGACTTCCGCAACAAGTACAACATGAAGGACATCACCACCAACATGTTCTACCGCAAGATGAAAGCCTTCGTCGCATGGTGTTCCTACACAGACGAATTCAACCCGAAGGAACTGTGCGCCACATCGAAGCCAGGACACATTCTCCGCCGCAAGGAGAGCATATCAGGCGGTGCCGGAGAACCTACCGAATATATCTACATTCGCACAAACCGCGAGGCTCTGGAGGCGTTAATCCTGCAGAACGATGCGGACCAGGCAAAACTCAACAACGTTCCTCTCGAGGGCGACAAATACCCTCACGAGGATAGCGACGAACCATTTTAATCAATAAGGAGAATAAGTTATGAAAGCAAGAGAACTTCAAATCGGGGATTTGCTGTATTATAAAGGTAAGTTCAATGCTTTCCCTTTCAAAGTGGAGAGTATTACAAAGAAAAAAGTTGGCTATCATGCAGAGCCTAATGAGCATCGTATGTACTATTTAAGATTGAGTGATTGTGAACCAATTCTCCTCACTCCAGAGATCCTCGAAAAGAATGGGTTTGTATTTATGCCTGGTCTATGGTACTTAAGAACAAAAGAAAGAAAACCTATTCAGATAGTATTTAAAGATAATAATGTAATTACACTTTCAATAAATGCTACACCTGTTCCAATAGGTCTAAAGTATGTACACCAACTCCAACACGCGTTAAGATTGTGTGGAATTAAAAAAGAAATTGTGTAATGAAAGCAGACGAACTACCACAGAAGCCCGAACAGGGATAGTCGCAAGACATGGCTGCGCACGGGTTCTCACCTCGGATATGAGAAAACGGATTAAAACGCCTAGGCAAAGCGGGGTTCGACTCCTCGCGTGCGCACAAACATCTTCCATCTGCATGAGTTGAGTAATATTCTGAAATTCTCTTGATTTATCTTTACGCTGCGTCTTGACGATGCGATTTATATTGTTTCAGGAAGGTGTTTTCCGGGGCGGTGTTGCACTTCGCAACACCGCCTCTTTTTTGCGCCTGCCGCTCTTTGTTTTTCTTTCATCTTTTCAAAAATTGTTTTTCTAAAAAAAAAGTGAAACATTGGAAACAGAAGGGGAGAAAAAGCGCATAAATATTTAATTATCAATTCATTACAACTGTTTCACTTTTTGTTTCACTTTTGTTTCACTTTTCATTCTAAGGTATAAAAGAGAAACACAACTTTCTGCTAATCAGCCGTTTACGGTGTTTTTTCTGTTTCACTTTTCCGCTCAAAAAAAAGTGAAACACAAAAGTGAAACACCTAACCTCTGCTGATTATCAGTAACTTACGTTGCAAAAGTTCCAGTGTTTCACTTTTTTCTCTTTTTTCTCCGAAAACAAAACAGCAGAAAAAATTTTTGAGCAGAATCTCCAAATTTCAACTATAAATGAAATTTTTTCAAATATATTTTATATTTTTGCTGCGACTAATTACAATACTTATGAATAGTAAAGATAGATGGGTCGTGTGGATGCCATGCAAGCACTACGTCAAGAAGTGGCTGCTTGCCAACTTCAACAGACCTGATGACAACTGGAAGGAGATTGTTGACCTCTCTCCTGACAATGCTCTCCAGAGGTCCTTCCGGAACCATCTCTCTCGAGGTGGCAGACGTAACACGGTGGATTATGACATGTCACGATATAACGATAGCGTGGCAATAGAAATCAACCACCGCATTTTCAACACCTTCGGCTGGGAACTGACACCATACGAGACTTATGACTTCAACTGTGAGTTGGAGGCACGGGTGAAGATGCTGCTCAGAACTCATGTCGCTACAATGCTTGCCATAGGCATGTCAGTAGGAAAGGCAATAGACATCTTCCGTGTCATGACCGGCATCGATGAGGATGACTGGTCTGAAGACTCCATCCGTAAGGACATTTCCCGCAATGTGCCGAAAGAGAATTTTCCGCTTATCTCCCAAATTATGTTAAAAATGACAGAGAATTTATTTCTAATAATGACCAAAAGCGGACAACTCACTCGGCAGGCTTCACAAGACTATCTTGACAACCTTTCTGCTCACTCTAATTTATAGACATCATGCAACAGATAGAATTCGACTTTGAGAACGTAGGCGGACTTCGCCACTGCTATGCCATACCGGTTGCCTCTTTCCAGGGAACCGAGGTGGACATCGTGACTAACCTTCATCAACTTCGCGAACTCGTGTCGCCAGAGGATGTCATCGCAATACCTATGTATGCCGACGACACCTTCTCCTTCGGAGAGGAGGACGACGAAGAGGACGGAAACAAGGTGTATGACGTGAACATCGACGGAATAATACCGAAGGCTGGACTGAATCCATTGCTCATAGAGAAACTCTCCAGAGGGGAGTGGATAGTGCTGTCTGAGGATAACAATGGCATCATTCGTCTTTCTGGCACCAAGGAGATACCGCTCAGGTGTAAAACCACCAGTGCAACAGGAACAACATTCACCGACCGGTCCGAGACAGCCTTCCGATTTCATGCCGTTGAGATGCAACCATCGCTGCTGATGGAGGACATAGGCATCTAAAAAATCGCAATTTTCACTTGCTCGTTACCCTCTTGCGTCTTTCCCAAAGGCTCTGCAAGGGGGTAATTTCGCATCGTATTAATACAATAATAATATGGTAGAAATAAGAATTGACGGAGAGATTGGCCGTTACACCAAGTGGGACGTGACCAATCAACTGAAACAGGCTGCTGGAAAACCGGTCACCATGAGAATCGCTTCTTATGGTGGTGATATCGCCGCAGCCGTGGCAATCTCTCATGCCATACAGGAACACGGAGACGTCACCGTGATTCACGACTCGCTCAACGCAAGCGCTGCCACATGGCTGCCGTTCGGAGCGAAGGCTATCAAGATGCACGAGGATTGCATGCTCTATGTTCACTGCTCGTCTGTGGAACTCTTCCTCTGGCAGCAGATGAACGCGGAAGACCTCAAAGACCTCGGCGAGGATCTTGACAGCGAGGTGCGCACGCTCGAGAAGATGGACGAGATGATTGCCAACAAGTATGCTGCACGCTCAGGCAAGTCGAAAGACGAGATGCTGAAACTGATGCAGGAACACCCATGGCTCACCGCTCAGGAGTGTAAGGACTATGGTTTCGTCGATGAGATAATAGCGGAGCCTTCAGGCAAGAAGGTGACCAACTCTCTCGTCAAGAGTTTCAAGAACTGCGCGATACCGATGCCGGAAGGAGTGGAGGTGGAGAAGTCTATGCTACAGCGCATAGCAGAGAAACTCGGTCTCACCAACGCCCAACAGCCATCACCCATTACCCAACCTCAATCACCACTACATATCATTCAACCAACTTACATTATGAAAGGTATTTTCACCATGCTGAATGCCCTGCTCTCAGTAGCAGGATTCGCACAGTCTGAAGAGGGTACTTTTGCACTCACTGAAGACCAGATGCAGGCAATCGATGACGAACTTGCCGCTAACAAGAAAGTCATCGACGACCTGAACACGAAACTGACAGCCGCTAACGCTGCCAAGAAAACCGCTGAGGATAGCCTGCAGGCTGCCTCTGACTCTCTCGACTCGCTTTCTGACCTCATCAAGAACATCGACGGAATCGACGCTAAGATGGCGAAGATAAAGGAAATGTTCGACAAACTGCCTGGTTCCGTGACCATCGAGGATGACTACAAGAAAGAACCAGAGGTGGATGAGTACCAGGACATCCGTAAAGACCCCGTCAACTTCTATGACGAGGAGTAAGATTAACCTCTAATCCCAACAATAGATATGAACTACAACGATCCTATCGACATCACCGCCGTTAATACCGCGGTGAAGAAACACGGAAAGACACTCGACGCCATTCCGCGTCTCGGTGCCAACGAAGTGCTGCAGCACATGTCTGCATACCAGGATATCACTGACAGTTACACCTTCACAAAGGCAGTGCTGCAGAAAGTATCCAGCAAGTACACAGGAACGTTCAAGGGACAGACTCACCTCGGAGAGTTCATTCCTCGTACGCTGACTGTACACCCTGTAGTGATGGAAGTGCTCGACGAACCTGAGCGC